AGAACGTAAGAATCAGATTACTACAGAGCTATGCCAACTAAAAAAAGCTCTGGAAGAGAACCAGAATAAGAGCATCGATGCAGATGACAAAAAAGCAATACAAGAATATCTATCAGGAAGGATCACAAAAAATCGTTGTTGTCTTGCCATTGTAGAGGATCGTTTAGATTTAGTTATGCGATTTTTAGCGGAAATTAAGAGGGGGGATACGGATGGGGCCAATTGAGGCGATGGTGCAGGATATCATAAATAAAAAAGTATTGGAGGATTTTCCACAGATACAGCTTCCCGCTGTCATGAAGGCGCGGATCACAAAAGTTACCCCTCTCACAACGGAATATAATTTTGACAACCTAAAGATCAACGACGTAGACGCGGGAAGAATTTTTGAGGCAAAGATTAACGGGACATGGTTTATCTATAACCTGAAAATTCTTACAAAGGACGGCGATATTGACACTCGATTCCCGGAAATTCCGGGGGTCAAGTCGCAGGTACAGATTAAGGCAGGGGACACAGCCGCGATTATGCTGCTCTATGGAGAGCTCATACCCTATATTATCGGGGAGGTTGGCTAATGGCAGGACTAAACGATACAGATATCCGCCTTAACGATGAGTGGCAGCTTACACAGGCCAGTACGGGAGATGCCCCGGTCTGCTCAGGGCTGGACTGTTTTCTTCAAGATATCCGCCTCGAAGCAATTACACAGCCGGGAGAACTTTTTTACAATTCAGAGTGGGGGTGGGGACTTCTTGAATTTCTTCAGGCGGAGGATGATGATCTCACCCGTCTCGAGATCAGCGAGCGGGTTAAAGATAAGCTCCGGCGTCGAAAAGAGATCAGAGCTGAAACAATTACCGTGACTATTCTTTTTGAAGATGACATCCTAAAGATACTCACGCGGTTCCTCCTTATCGACAGCAAAGAAACACAAAATATCGATGTTGGGCTCGATCGTGTGAAAGTGGAGGTGATACTTATTGATTGACAAAAAAATATTAGACGAGGTTCTACCTGTACCGGAACTTGAGGAATTAGCAGACCAAAAGATCACCGAACTTAAAGAGGAGGGCTTTGTCGTTACAAATTTCAGTTCAGGCGGTATTTTTTATCATCTCTTAATGATTGTCTGTCAGATCAGGATTGAGCTTATAGTGCTCCTCAGGTCAGTACTTAACAATATGTTTATGTCCCATGCTGAGGGGGTATGGGCAGAGCTAAAAGCGGCAGATTTTTCAAAAAAGAGAAAGGGCGCAGTCAAAACTCGCGGCTATGTAACAATCAGCCGTGAGGCCAGCACAGACGCAGGGAAAGAAATCATAGGTGATGCTGTCAAAATACCGAAGGGACACATCTTTAAGACAATTAGAGATATCAATGGAGAGGAACTCCGCTACTTCGCGGTCGAAAACACAGTTCTCCAACAGGGAGCGCTCTCAGCCATGGTAATAGTAGAGGCCGAACAGGAAGGCGCGCGATATAATGTTCCACCTGGACAAATCACAAAAAGCCTCACACACATCGAGGGTATTGATAAGATCGAGAACCGCTCGGACTGGATCATTCGGGAAGGGGCTGACATCGAAGATTATGAAAGTCTGAGAACGCGAACCCTTGGCGCATGGGCGGAGCTCTCGACCCTTCCGATCAGAGACAAATATAAAAATGTATGCGAAGGTGTTCCCGGAGTCCTTTTTGTCAATGTTCACGATCTTCACCCGCGAGGACAGGGGACGATAGATATTATTGTGACGGGTACGGCAGGGCAAGCAACAGAGGGGCTATTAGAGGAAGTCAGAAAGGCAACGGAGAATATCCGGGGGCCATATGATGATGTGCTTGTCATGAGCTCAACAACCATTGAACAGGACATTGCGGTCACGATCACTGTGTCGGAACTGATTGATTCAACGGGCATGGAGGAACGGGCAGCTTCCGTCATCGCGGAGCTGCTTCAGATACGCAAGGGGCGCAACCTCAACGAGCTTACACATGCTGACATTATCTTTGAGCTGAAGGATAAGCTCCCGGACATCCGAAACGTCAAGGTAACAGTCCCGGAGGAGGATGTCTTCCTCGACAGTGACAAGGTCATTATCCTCGGGGAGGTCACTGTCACGGCGAGGAGGGTCTGAAATGTTTGAAAAATTTAGCGACTATATGTACAGCATGCTTTTCACTCCCTTAAAGAAGATCAGTCAAGTCAGGAATCAGTTCTACATTTTTTTTAGGATCATCGGTAAACTCTTCGATGATACGAAAGCCGACATCTTCCGCGTCCGTGAAGAGAGTATGATTGCCAGTGCAAGTACGATGATGCTCTCAGAACACGGAAAAGACCGGGAAATGCCGCGCTTGAGAGGGGAAAGTGATGAAGGTTACAGAATCCGGTTATCAATGAAAGGAATTATAGCTCAGAAGGCAGGAACCATACAGGGACTACTTTTATGCTTGAAATCCTTAGAGCTCGACGGAGAAATTATTCCGTATTATACAATTTCACCGGAACGATGGGCTGAATTTATTGTTAAGATTCATTACTCATTAAGCAGTACAACACCGCTTTTACTTAGCTCCATAAAAAATGAGATCAGGAAGGTTAAGCCAGCAAGTGCGAAAGATAATTATTTATTCAACTTTTATACGGAGTACAAAGTCACAATTGAATATGTTAATGCAATACATTTTCGACTTGCCTTCTATCCCCGGTTTAATCAAGCCTATTTGTATTTAGATGGTACATGGAAACTGACCAATTCACAACCGCTAAACGCATACAGCAGCAACAATTTAGTTGACTTCTATCCGGTCGGTATGCGCCTCAAAATCAAAATCTATGCAACTATATCTTTAGAAGATGCAATCCGTTTCAGCTCTATCCTTAGGAAATATGTGTATCACTATGAAAACTTACACAGATACCGTATAGCAGCACAACATGTTTTGTATAGCGCAGAACTGGAAAAGCTTCAGATCATGATATGGCATACCATGAGAGCGGATCAGGGAGTAAGATTCTTATTATCTTTCTCAGGAGTACATCAAACAGACGCTATACACAAATACCACTTAGCAGCACGGCAAACATTGTATAGTAATGTGCAAGATAAATGTCAAATAGCCGTATCACACAATCTGAAGCTAAAACAGCAGATCACGACTCAATTTATTAA